AAACTTGGATAGGCAGGAAATACATTGAAGTTGAGAATCTAATAAAGGGTATTCATGTGGCAAAGCCATTTGATTTCTATGTAGTTGAAATTAACAATACAGGTGAACACGTATTTGAGGAATTAAAGTACAGGCATAGAATCCCAAATGTAATTCCAACGTTCACAAGTGCCAATGTCAAAGACCAATCCAAGATCAATACAGGTCGTGTCATGCCAAAGAACCAAATGGTATTATGGCTTGCTAGAATGTTCCAACAAAATAGAATAAAATTCCCAATTAAATCAAATAAGAACATTGAAGAACTAAAAAGACAGATAGCAATATTCAGTGAACATATCACCGAAGCAGGTAATGTGAGTTATCGTGCAGAGGGAACAGAGCATGATGATACTGTAATGGCATTAATGCTTGCTTGTTTCATTGGCAGGACATACGTCAAAGATCAAGATGGATTCAGACAGCAACAAACTATCACAAGCAAGAAACATTCCTATGAAGAAGAAGATGTTTATGGTTCAGGCATACCACTATATTCAACACCATTAGGCAGAGAGGTCTATACACCATGAGCATGGAATTAAATCTGTCAATACATGACTACAAAAGATTGATGGGTTGGTTTGAATTGGCATTTGCAAAAAGAGATAATGTAATTTCAGAGGAAGATAATAACACGTTTAGAAAAATTAGTGTAATGTGTTTGTGTGCATTAGAGGAAGCAGAGAAAGACAAACATCATGATCACTGACGCACAGAATAGATTCGACAGATTGGTAGGGGAACTTGCCAAACTAGACAAGAAACGAGAAAGGAAAATGCGTCAGATAATGGCACAGAAAGAAAAGATAGATAAACTAGACAAGAAGAATAAACCACATGAAACTGCCAAAGTGGATTAGATGGTCAAAGGCACAAGGTAAATACATAATCATAAAAAAGAAAAAAGAAAGTTGATTATTCCTCATCAACTATGATGTGACCACCCAAGCCACCCTCACTTACAGGTGCAGAGATAAAGTCACTGAATCCTTTTACTGCTTGTCTTACCACTGATTTCTCAAGAGGTAGTAATGCCTTGTCCAAGTCAAGAGGATTATCAGGATTGATAGCCAATGTGACTTCAATACGATAGCCCTTTGCAAATGGTGCTGCTTTCATTTTCAAGGTTTCGTTATTCTTGACAATGGTAGTTTTCTCAACAAGCATATTCTGTTGTTCAGACATAGCATTATCAGAATACGTTTGTATTTATAGGTAATCATTATATACAGATGATTTCCCTCATACAATATGTCAGAACGACACCAAGTAAATCTAAATGATGAGCAGTATCTATTACTAGAGAAAGTCCGTAAGAAATACAAGAACAAAATCAATGGACTACCAAAACGTGGTAACACTATTGCTTTCATGTGTGATAATGAATTAAAGAGTACAAGTTAGTTCTCTTTATCCATTCTTTTTTATTTTTAGTTATATGCCTGCCAAGAAGTCTAAACGAATTATCACCAAGAAATATCCAGATATAGTTCCCAAGAGATATGCAAGTGCTTCAAAATCATTAGACGCAAATAAAATGCTCAATATGTATGCCAACCCATCATACACAGATCAAGAGTTAGAGTTCTTTGAGGACGCATGGGGAAGTTCAGTATGTGGTGCAACCATTGACAAATTAGTAGAATATACATTTGGTGGTGGTATCAAACCAACATTTGAATTGATAGATGACAATGGCTTAGATGATGAGCAAAGGAAAAAAGAATTAAAAAAATATGAAAATGAATTAAACGAGTTAGTACATTATGATAGAAAGATAGGATTTGAGAAAAAACTAAGAGACGCAATTACAATGACCATAGTATTTGGCAGATGTGTAATAGCATTTGAAAACGATACAGGCTTGCCAACATCATTAAAGATTATTCACCCAAGAGATTTGGGCAGAGTATTTTTAGACCAACAAAATTGGGGATTAGAGAAAGTCATAACAACATTCCCATCAGACGAATTAACAGCAGACGAAATGATTTATTGTGTTAACCGTCCTGATAGTCCAAGACGCAGAACCATGTGGTATGGATATTCAGAAGTTCAAAGAGTAGTTGGTGCAGCAAGAGCATGGCGAAGAATTGTAGAATATGATATGCCCGAAGTTACAACAAGTGCATGGGCAGGATATGGAATGTTTATCTTAAAACGAATGGGAAGAACTAAAGCTGACGCAGAAAATGACGCTAACACATTACTTCAATCATTAAATGCAGGTGCGTTCAATGCTGTAACCGTTGACGCAAATGACGAAATTGAATTTAAGAATTTAGACTTAGAACCAAAGATTAGAGAAATGGTTGACCTTGCTAGTTTCTATGAAAGAATTATCATTGGCAACTTTGCTGTTCCATCAGCATTACTTGGCAGAGAGGAAGATCAAAATCGTGCAACACTAATTGGCAAGATACAATTCTTCTTGCAAGGTGTAGTTAAATCAAGACGAGATTGGATTAGCGATTTAGTTTCAAATCAATGGTATGAAAGGAATATGAAAAAAATGGGCATGGGTGAATTATTATCTAAGGTAAGAGTTAAGGCAGAGTTTGAACCTATTATAGTTGAATCATGGTTTGACTTGGTTGACGCAGTATTAAGAATCAAGGGAATATTCCCAAATATGCCTGATGACCAATTACTTGAATTATTAAACTTGGAAGAATTTAAGACAGAGTTAGCACAAGCACCAACACAAACAACTGATGTGCCACAGGGAAATACACCACAGGGAAACGTGCCACCAATAATGTCTAACGCAAAGAAGATTGATGATGAGCTAATCAAGTCTGCACTAGACGCAAAGAAATTAGACATACTAGACAACATAGACAGGCTAGTCAGAGAACACGAAAAAAAAAAGCTCTGAACGCTTCGGAATTTAAAGAGGAAGATCATGAACGTGATCCAGATGGCAAGTTTACAAGTGATCCATCAGCAGATGATAAGGACGAGGAAGATGAGAAATTAGATGATGAGGTAGAGAAAACAGACGAAAAGGAAATAAAACAGAAA